GCAACCCGGCAAGTTTGTGTTGCCAGGACTTTTGATCGAGCTGAGGAGTTTTGGAGTTCTGCGCCTCGCCAAATTGCACGAGCAGTTTGAGCAAACTTTGAAGTTCACCCTCTTCCAGACGAGAGAACGCGCCGGAGACTTCGGCGATCAGGCCCTCGCCGGGCACATTGGCGCCGGGCGCGCCGACGACATCAGATCCAGCCGGCGTTCCAGCACCTCCGGTTCTGCCGGCTCCCTGATTGCCGGAACCGCTGTGGGCTCCTTCTGCGGCGGCGATAAGCTGAATCATTTTCTCAGGGCTGCGAAACCAGTCCTGGATCATGTCAGCGTCAGCGCCAAGGGTCTTTGCAGTGAGGGTGGCGGCCACGCGCGCTTCGGAGAAACCTGAGTCCTCGGCGACAAATCGGATCTCGTTCACGCGAATGCCTGAAATATTTCTATTTCCGAAATGCAGCTCGAGACGCTCGGAGAGAGGTCCAGCCTTGGGGCCGGTCTCCATGAAAGCTTTCACCAGGTTTGAAAAGTCGTCGTGAGTGACGCCGGTGGTGAAACCGATGCTGGCCACGCCGGAACTTGTGAGCAAGTCAGCAAAGCTGCGTTCAGCGGGAGTTGACTCTAAAGGCACGCCATCGAGCAAAAGTTGGGAGCCCGAAGCCCCGAGCAGGAGGCCGCCTTGTCCTGCGGCGTCCACGGCATCTTGAAGCTCGGTCCAGGCGGAGTCAAATTGCCCTACGGATAGAGCATGGTCTAAACCATAGAGCCGAGCATATTTAAGGAGAATATTCAGGCTGCGAATGAACGCACGGGCATTCGGCACTCTGGGTTCGTTGGATAGTGTCATTTCAGGTTGAAGGCCAGACCTGAGGCCGCCTTCAAACATTGTACTAGGACTAAGGTCTAGGGAAATGGTACGAAAGGCCTAGAGGGGTAAGCACAGGTTACGGTGCGAATGAAGATTCTGCCTCTGGCAATTTGCCAAAAGACTTCGCGGGGATCCACCGGAAGGTCGAAAATGGAATCAACAACTTTCTCCGGGCAGTCTATGGAGTCATCCGTCCGCTCCACAAGGAGACGAAAGTCTCTAAGTTAATATTTTCTAGTTAGTTGCGGTCGCTCCAGCAGCAGTCGCGGCACAACGGATTACGGGGACGACACACCCTACGCCCGTGCGCTATGCATGATGCCACGTGAAAACTCCGCCGGAGCGCCGTAGGAACTAACGCTTCTAGCTCTCCGTGACACTGATCCGCGCGTCTCCTGAAAGTCCATCCGAGTCGGTTGGATATTCTGTGGACATGCGTATCGACGGGTAGAACTTCCATGCCAAGTGTATACATCATTACGCATTTTGCAACCTTTTCCGAAACACCTGGTAGTGCGACGAGATATTCTTGAGCCGCCTCAGGACAAAGTAGTTTGAGGGGTCTGAGATCGCAGCTCCCGAAGCGTTCTCTAATGGAGCGAAGTGCGCCACGGATGTATCGAGACTTGACTACCGAGAGGCCGGCCTGAGCACAGAATGCAATGCGGAGAGAGGAGCCGCCAGGATTTCCTCCCAGCTACGAAACCGCTTTTGGAGGCGCAGGTAAGTTCTGCGGGCCATTCCCGGAGTCGTTTTGTTTGAGAGAATGATATAGATGAGATCGTCCAAAGGGTCAGAAGGATTGCCAAACCGAGGTGTTCCGTACTTCTTAGTGAGAATTTTGCAAACGCCCACGACTTGTTGGTTTCTGACGGATCGTGACTCGTGCCATATAGCGTCAGTTTTTTTTGTGGTCTCACTGAGCACTTCTCTACCATTGCAGGCAATACTACCTCGGAGTGGCATCTTATGTGAACAGTACACCGCTTAACTTTCGGGCCTGATGAGGTTCCGGGGGCCGAGTTGATCGTGAGCCGCGCCTCCTTTCAGCAAGTCAAGCCGGCAAACTACGAGCTAAGGGATCAGATTTGGAAGGGAAACGGTGGCCCATAAACTCGGAAAAATCTGATAACCGCTATAGAGCGAGACGATTCCAAGCTGTGAAACAATCAGCTATAAATCATATGTTTTTGGGCAGGCGCGAGGAGACTTGCCGCCGTGCGGCGTTGGCCCGACGCGGGCGATCCGAGCTCAAGGGCTGCTATTTCAGAGCTGCCCGAGGATTTTCTGTTCCTGTTCTCGCCAATTGAGTGGCAGCCTGCGCAGGATTTCTTTGACCGTGAGGTTGAGCCGGTGTTTGCCGGTTAACAGTGCCTCGGTGATCTGGGGCGATAAGTGCGCGCACTGTAAGATCCGTCTGACATACCGCCGGGTCAGACCTGAGCTCCGTGCGAGTTGACCGATAGTTGTAACCTCGCCAGCAACGATTCGTTCGTACCAACCGTAAGCGCGTGCGACCGTCTTCACCAATGAGGGCACACGCTTTCTTTCGAAACCAGTGTCCCCGTGCGGCAAAATCACACGGAGTTCGCCTCCCCGGCGCATAACCTGGAAGTTCCCGGCTAGCTTCAGAATCTCAGACTCTTCTCGGCACGAAGGAGAGAGAGTTTCCGGCTTTCCCCCGAGTAATGTTGCGACCAGCTTAGTCTTGCCAATCTCGATCCACACTTCCGTCCGACCAATCGTTACTCGCCTCAGTATGTTTCCGACGAACTCTTGCTGCTTCGACATCTCAAGCGTTGGCCACTCCTTGGCCAACTCCTTGGCGCGTTCTGCTGCTACATCTTTGCTAGGCCTGTCTTTCATCCCTGCTGTGCATTTGCCGGTGTCTCGAAGCAAGTGGCGTATTTGCGAGATAACGAATTGTTCCAGTTCCTGCGCCGGGAACCGAGTGATTGCCGGTTTGGTGCCAGCGTTCCGGACTACGGTTTGCGAGGTGTAGTAGCGGTACCGTTTGCCGTTCTTTACAGAATGTGTCGGCGTGAACCGAACGCCATTGATATCGAACAGTTTCCCGCTGAGTAAACTGGGAGTCGAATAGGACTTTCCATTGCGGTGCGCCTGATTGTTTTTTCGTAATGAGGCGACTCGGCTCCATAAATCTCGCGACACAATTGGTTCGTGTTGGCCGGCATAGGACTCTTTCCTGTGGACGGTTTCCCCGATGTAAATGCGGTTGTTGAGCAGATGATAGAGGGCACCTCGTGAATACGCCGCACCGCCGCAAGTGTGCCCAGCGTTGCTCGTACGAATTTTGCTGCGGATCTGCTTGCGTTCTAAGAAGTGCTTGAGTTTGCTGACGCATCCCAGCCGCAAGTATTGACGGAAGATCTGGCGGACCGTGTCTGCTTCGGCCGGGTTGACAATGAGTCGACGGTCGACGCAATCGTAACCGAGAGGAACCATGCCTCCCATCCACATGCCCTTCTTCTTAGAAGCGGCAATTTTGTCCCGAATCCTCTCGCCCGTGATTTCGCGTTCAAATTGAGCGAAGGACAAAAGCACGTTTAGCGTGAGCCGGCCCATCGAGGAGGTAGTGTTGAAATGCTGTGTGACGGAAACAAAGCTAGTTGTGTGGGAGTCGAAAATTTCAATGATCTTGGCGAAATCAGTGAGCGAGCGAGTGAGACGATCAACCTTATATACAACGACTGTGTCGACCTTACCCGCCAGAATATCATTCAGAAGTTGCTTCAAGCCGGGGCGTTCCATCGTGCCTCCGGAGACGCCGCCATCGTCATAGCGGTTACCCAGTACGGCCCAGCCCTCATGTTTCTGGCTAAGAATATAGGACTGGCAGGCTTCGCGTTGAGCGTCCAAAGAGTTAAAGGATTGTTCCAATCCTTCCTCAGAAGACTTTCGGGTATAGATGGCACACCGAACGTGTTGTTTACTCATCCCTATGATCCGAATGTGAGTTAGTTTCCTTGAGGCCGAAGAAAGCGGGGCCGGACCAGCGAGTACCGGTAATCTTTCGGGCGATCTCGGAAAGGCTCCGATAGGAGGAGCCACGATATTCGTAACCCCTATCAGTTACGAAGACCTCGTGTGTCTGCCCGCGCCACTGACGGAAGACCCGAGTTCCAGCCTTGATTCGAGACCGAACGAGTGCGTCCGTTGGCGCCCGACTTCTCTCAAGCGCTTTGGCGATGCGACGGAGTTCTGCGAGTGCGCTGGGCTTGAGGCCTCCGTAAGTTTTTTCTTGAATTCTATAGGCGAGAAAGGGAATCAGGATCTCTCGACGAATTCCAGCGGGGGCGGTTTTGCTGTAAAGCTCTCGCCACAGATCTAATAGCTCGAACCGCGACAAAGCCCACAACTTAGCGATCCGATCGCGGTTTTGTAAGGCCAAATTCCTCGCGATCATCCGTACATTCACGCTTGCGGGGCTCAAAGAGTCAAGCTAAGGTTATGGAACGGAACTACGGGGATGAAGAAAAGGCCGAGACCTCGCGGAAGGCCCAAGAATAAGCTCGGCATTGTTCAGCTCTGGCGTTTCGCTCGTGCAGGGATCGTCATGTGTGTCTACGACGAGACCCGCGAAAGGGGTGAGAAGCACAGAGATTCCGTTAATGAATGCGTCGAGTACGTCAGGAAGCGCCACCCGAAGATTCCGGTGTCCCAGACAGAAGTGAAACGCATACTGGCGACCTTTCGACCCAGAAACAGTCGAACCATACTTCGCTTCAAGCGTTCGACCCTCAGTAAGAAAAAACTAAAACTGCTGCGCTCGATTCGGGACCAATTTGTCAGTGCAAAAGGTGAGAAAGACCTGCGATTGCCCCGGACCCCAGGTCTTCCGAAGAGCCCGGTGGCCTATACCTTCGGCTTTGGAGAACGACCGCACTATCCCCGTCATAATCGAAAGATTTCGAACGAATAACTGCCGCTGTTTACTTCTTCGATTTATTTGGACCCAAATGCCAATCGTTTCGCTTATGGAGGTGTGGGCACAATGAGCCGTGGTCAATTCACACGGAGGAAATGCCATGGGTCAACAATCACTCTCTATTTCGTACCTGCCTTTAAATTCTCTTCAGCTGGATCCGCAAAATCCCCGGCTTCATGACAAGAAGCAGATTCGACAGCTGGCTGAGAGCATTAAGACTTTCGGCTTCAATGTCCCTATCCTGGTCGACTGTCACTCACGAGTGATTGCCGGCCATGGTCGTATCCACGCATGCCAGCTTCTCGAGATGGCTGAAGTACCCACGATTCGGCTGGAGCACCTCTCGGAACACCAGACGCGAGCATTCATAATCGCTGATAATCGGCTGACGGAAAACGCTGATTGGGACAAGCAATTACTCGGCACCCAACTGAAGATTCTGTCGGAAGCAGAGATAGATTTCAGCCTAGAAGTCATTGGTTTCGAAGTTGGAGAACTTGACCTTATCATTGAGAATTCTAACCTAGCGAGGAACGGTAAGGATGACCCCGCTGACGCAATCCCCGAATCCGCTGAAAAACCGCAAGTAACTCGATCTGGCGATTGTTGGCTTTTGGATCGCCACCGTGTCCTCTGTGGTGATGCCCGAGATATATCCGCCTATTCTCGGCTGATGAAACGTCGTCGCGCGAAGATGGTTTTTACTGACCCCCCGTATAACGATCCGATCGACGGCTACGTCAACGGGTTCGGAAAGATTCACCATCCCGAATTCGCGGTGGCTTCAGGTGAAATGAGCCGGACTGAATTTACCGGGTTCCTGAGAAACATTTTTGACCAGTTGGCGCGGAATAGTTCTAGCGGAGCGTTGCAATTTGTCTGTATGGACTGGAGGCACTCTGAGCAATTGCTTTCGGCGGCTCACGCAATTTACTCGGAACTCAAAAACATCTGCGTATGGGTGAAGGAAAACGCAGGGCAAGGCTCGCTATATCGGAGCCAGCACGAACTTGTTTTTATTTTCAAGAATGGGAAAAAGGCACATCGGAACAATATTCAACTTGGACAATACGGCAGGTATCGAACGAACGTCTGGCATTATCGGCGCGTGAATTCCTTGTCTCGAAGCACAGACGAGGATGGCTTACCCGATCTTCACCCGACCATCAAGCCTGTCGAGTTGGTCGCCGATGCAATCCTGGACTGTACTGCACGGGGGGACCTCGTGCTCGATCCGTTTTTAGGAAGCGGTACAAGCATTATCGCCGCGCAGCGCACGGGCCGCGTTTGTTACGGAATAGAACTCGACCCACGCTATGTCGATGCGATCTTGCGTCGGTGGCAAACGTTTACAGGGCAGGGCGCTGTCCAGGAATCTACAGGTCGAACTTTTGACGAAATCGAGAAGGGAAACAATGAACGACGAGATTGATGCCGAAAAAGCGAAGACAGCGAGAGTGGGGTACAGAAGTCCGCCCGAACAAACCCGTTTCAAGATGGGTCAGTCTGGGAATCCGAACGGTCGGCCGAAAGGCTCTCTCAACATGGCGACTCTCCTCGCGCGCGCATTGCGTGAGAAGGTGGTCATAAATGAAAATGGAAAACGAAAGACGGTCACAAAGCTCGAAGCCGCAATAAAGCAGGTGATAAACAAAGCGGCTTCGGGTGACCTAAAAGCCGTTGGGTTATTGGCGGGATTGGTGCGCTCGGCGGAAGAGCGCGCGATCTCAACGCCTAATCCAAGCCCAGAGGTCGACGAAGCGGACGACTTGGTTATCGTCGGGATATTGAAGCGTCTGGAATCCAAGACAAACGGGGGTAATGCAGATGAAGATAGCTCCGAGTGACTACCGGGCCCTTTTGCGCCGAGACCTGTACGCCTTCACCCAACGCTGTTTTTACGAGCTGAACCCGACGACTGCATTCCTGACGAACTGGCACATCGAAGTAGTCGCCGAAGCGCTTGAGGCATGCCGCCGTGGAGAGATTACGCGCCTCGATATCAATCAACCTCCGCGCTCTCTCAAATCGCATTGCGTTTCAGTTGCTTTTCCAGCGTTCATCCTGGGTCATGATCCCAGTGCCCAAATAATCTGTGCGAGTTACGGCCAGGATTTGGCGAACAGACTCGCGATGGACTGTCGCACGGTCATGGCCAGCGCATGGTATCAGGCTCTCTTTCCTCACACTAGGTTGTCGTCTCAGCGTCAGGCGCTTCAAGAGTTTGTGACCACACAGCAGGGGTTTCGCCTGTCGACCTCAGTTGGTGGCGTGCTGACCGGCAGGGGCGCAGACTACATAATCATCGATGATCCCTTAAAACCCGATGAAGCTTTGTCCGAGACCCAACGCAAAAGTGTTAACGATTGGTTCGACCATACCCTTTACAGTCGCCTTAACAACAAGAGAAACGGCCGTATCATTCTCGTCATGCAGCGATTGCACGAAGACGATCTTGTTGGCCACATTCTCGGCTTAGAGCCCTGGCAGGTGATTCGGTTCCCCGCGATTGCCGAAGAGGATGAAATTCACACGATCGAAACACCCTATGGCACGCGCCGTTTTGAGCGCCGGGCTGGCGAGGCTCTTCATCCAGAGCGCGAGCCGCTGGAGGTACTAAATCATATTCGCGATGCCCAGGGGGAGTACAACTTCTCTGGGCAATATCAACAAGCTCCTGCGCCCTTGGGCGGTGGGATGGTCAAAGCGGAATGGTTCAAAACTTACACCTCAGCTGATGTGCCTCACAAGTTTGACATGATCTTTCAGAGTTGGGATACCGCGAACAAACCTACCGAACTGAGCGACTACAGCGTCTGTACTACATGGGGTGTGAAAGAAAAACATCTCTATTTGCTCAACGTGAGTCGAAAGCGCCTCGGCTATCCGGAATTAAAGCGTGTCGTACGGGAGCAAGCAGAAACATTCCGTCCAGAAACAATATTAATTGAAGACAAAGCGTCAGGCACGCAACTAATCCAAGAACTGATCAGCGATGGTGAACACGCGGTAAAGAAATACGAACCGACAATGGATAAGATTATGAGGATGCATTCAGTGACCAGCGCAATTGAGAATGGTTTTACGCATCTTCCAGACAAAGCGCCATGGTTGGCCGAATACCTGCACGAACTCACTACCTTTCCCAAGGGCAAATATGATGATCAGGCTGATTCAACGTCTCAGGCACTGGATTGGTTCAAGCAACACGCGATGGATTCGGAATACGGGGTCCTGGATTATTTCAAGGATGAGATTCGGAAGATGAAGGCCGGAATGCCTTCTTATCGCCGAATCTGAGAGTGGGCTCAACCTCGAAAGTTTTGCTTGGTGGTTGGTCAACTCACGATTCGTTGTTGGTTAACCCAGAATCGCTCACGGAGAATTCTCTTGAGTAGTTTGCCGGAGCCGCTGTTGGGTAGATTAGTCTCCTGAGAACTCGACGCAACGCGGGATCTTGTAGCTTGCCAACGTTCACTTGCCATACGTGACTAGCTGATCAGCGGTTGCGCTTGACGGGCTTCAGCACTACGCAAGCTACGACGGGTTCGCGCCACTGTGTATCGGGTAGCCCGCAGACCGTCTCTTCGCGCACTGCCAGCTGCTACGTAAGGAACGCGAGCGACATGAAAAATCTGCACGGCGCGAAAATGGACTCCGCTTTTTCTGTATCTCATCGAATAGTTAAAGTTGCGAGCACTCGAAGTAGACATTTGCATGAGTCAGAATAACGGTTCCTTGCGCAGGTTCTTGCCCGGAACTTCTATTTCGTCCGGCGTCAGCGTAGCGAATACACGACTAGCCGACCGAAAGCATTGGTGTCGCTCCAATTTTGTCCTGGGATTGGCGGAGGGAACTCGGCCAGAAATACTTTGCCGTCAGCAATCGTCGGCGGGCTTTGCTTGGCAAACCATGCTCCGTCCTCGCCGTTGTCTTTGCTGTTCCATATCTCATTGAGCTGCCCGTTCAATCCAGGCGTGGCCTCAAAAGCCTCCGAATATCCGCGGACGATCTTATTTATCGCGTTGCATGGCGCATCATTGGGAGTCAAATCGGGACCCATCGAATCCATACACTTGAATGTGTTGTTGATCTGCTGGAAGTGCCAGCTATTGTCCGACTGCGCAAAGAAGGAATCCC